CATATAGGCCTTATTTCCAGTGCTCAGCTAACGGATGCGTGATCGAAGAGGCCGAAAAGTCCCGATTGGACGCCTCCGGCCGCTGGATTCGGACATTTCGGGGCGATTCGAGCGTGAATCCTGCCCCGCCCGACGCTTTTGCGCCCGCCGAGCTCGAGAGATGGTGCGCGCGGCCGACTGAGGGCCGCTATCCCGGCTTTCACATCTGGCAAGCCTATAACCCGCTCGTCTCATGGGAGCGAATCGTCGCTTCCTACCTCTCCGCACTCGCCAGCGGCTCGCAGGCGCTGAAACCGTTTCACCAGCAGTGGCTCGGCAAGGCCTGGGAAGAGCAGGGCGAGGCGCCGGCGGTGGAGCGGCTGCTCGAGAGGCGCGAGAGCTGGCCGACCGGGCGGATTCCGCCGGGCGTGCTCTTCCTGACGGGCGCGGTCGACGTGCAGGGCAACCGCCTCGAGTACGCGGTGTACGGCTGGGACCGCCGGCTCGGCGGCTGCCTGGTCGACAAGGGCGTGCTCGTCGGCAACCCGAGCCAGGACGCGGTTTGGCTGCAGCTCGATGGCATTCTCGGCACGCAATACACTGATGCTTGGGGCAAGGATTGGCAGGTCAATCGTTGGGCAGTGGACGCCGGGTACCTTTCCTCGAGGGTCTATATGTACGCAAGGCGCCACGCGGCCAGCGGGCGCGTTATGGCAGTCGACGGCCGCCCGGGCTGGAAACTCCCGGCGATCGGGACCCCGAAGGGCGTGAAATTCCAGGTCGAGGGGCGGTCGCTGACGGCGGTCATTCACCCGATCGGCACCTGGGAACTCAAGAGCGAGATCTATAGCAAATTGGCGCTGACCGTGCAGGGCCCCGGCGAGGGCGGCGTGTGGCCGCCTGGCGCGATGCGCTTTAACGAGACGGTCGATCTTCAATACCTGCAGCAGCTGACGGCCGAGTATTTGGTCCGCCGCCGCTCGAGGACCGGGCACATAACCCCCGAATGGGTGCGCAAGGCGGGCCAGGCCAACGAAGCTTTCGACCTCGCGGTCTACAATTTGGCCCTGGCGCATCGCGAGAGCGACGGGTTGTCCACCAAGCGGTGGGACGAGCTCGCGGCCGCGCGCCTTGGCGAGGCTGATGATCTCGACGGCGAGCTTGCCCCGCTTTGGAGCGAGGAAATCAGGCTGGTAGCCGAGGCGCCGAGGCTGCAGCCGCTGCCGCAGCACCGCCGCCCGGCGCCGCTCGGCCGCCGCATCATTCACATGGCCTATCACAATAGGATGCGAGGCGAAGATGCCTAGCTTCCTCCCGACCGATCTGGACGGGCTGAAGTCGGCCCTGATCTCGGGCACGCTCACGGTGCGCGACGCGGCCGGGCGCTTTATCACGTACCGGAGCGTCGCCGAGATCCAAGCCGCAATCCAGGCGGTCGAGGGCGCGCTGGGCACGACTGGCGGCGGCCAGCCGATGATCCGGCGCATTCGCACCTATAGCCGGAACGACAAGGGGCTGTAGCTGAAGCCAACCTATCGGGTGCAGGCCGGGACCGACCGGCACCCGCAGGGCCCCTACCCGGTACAGCAGCTCAAAGCCGAATTCGAGGCGGTGCAGTTCCGCCGGCGGCTCATGACGTGGCGCGGCACGTCGAGCAACCTCAACACATTGCTCTCGATGTCGGGCACGCTGCTGCGCAACCGGGCGCGCGAGGCGGTCCGCAATCAAGCCTACGCCGGGAGCGCTTGCGAGAGTTTCGTCGCCAACGCGGTTGGCTGCGGAATCAAGCCGATGCCTCGCGTCGACGACCCGGCTCTCAAAGACGCGATGCAGAAGCTGTGGCTCGACTGGACCGACGAAGCGGACGCGGACGGCTTGACCGATTTCTACGGCCTCCAGGCGCTCGCGGCGCGGTCGATGTTCGAAGCCGGCGAGGTGTTCCTACGGTTCCGGCCTCGGCTCCCGATCGATAATCTCAGTGTGCCGCTGCAGCTGCAGATGATCGAGGCCGATCAAGTCCCGCTCAATCACAATGTGATCGGCCAGAACGGCCGACAGATCAGGTGTGGCATAGAATTCGACGCGATTGGCCAGCGCGCCGCCTATTGGGTGATGCGGTCGCATCCAGGCGACCAAACCATTGCCATGCCGGACACAACGCCGGTTAGGGTCCCCGCCACCGAGATGCTACATCTGTACCATCCCCTGCGGCCGGGCCAGATCCGCGGCGTCCCCTGGATCACGCGCTCCCTGGTCAAGCTGTGGCTGCTCGACCAGTACGACGATGCCGAGCTCGACCGGAAGAAGTCAGCGGCGATGTTCGCCGGCTTCATCACGAAAATCGCCCCAGATGCCGACATGCTGGGCGAGACCGAGAACCCGGACCCGGACGACCCGCACGCAGGGCTCGCGGAACTGCAGCCGGGGACGTTCCAAGCGCTAATGCCGGGCGAGGATATCAAATTCAGCGAGCCGGCTGACGTCGGCGGCTCTTACGAGGCGTTCCAGTACCGAAATCTGAGCGCAGTCGCCGCTGGCATGGGCATTCCGTATACGCAAATGACGGGAGACCTTCGCCAGGCGAATTATTCGAGCTTGCGGGCCGGTTTGGTCGAGTTCCGGCGCCGGATCGAGCAATTCCAGCATACGACGCTAGTCTACCAGCTCTGCCGGCCGGTCCGGAAGCGATGGATGGACGAGGCCGTACTCTCCGGGGCGCTGAAGATCCCAAATTACAGGCGCGATCGGCGGATTGTCCAGCAGTGTACGTGGCTGCCCGAGGCTTTCGACTGGGTCGACCCGGAAAAGGACACCAAGGCCGAGCTTTTGGAGATTGCGGGCGGGCTGAAGAGCCGTTCGCAAGCCATTTCCGAGCGTGGCGACGATATCGAGCAGGTCGACGCGGAGCGGGCGGCCGACAAGAAGCGCGAAGCCGCCCTCGGCCTCGCCCAGGACGTCGCGCTCGCGTTGTCGCCCAATCAGCGGCCGGTTCTCACCCCGCCCGAAGACACCCAGCAAGCCCCAGCCGAAACGCCGGCTCCGGCGCCGAAGAAGAAGCCGGCCAAAGGAGCGGCGGCATGAATAAGCTCGCTCGCGTCGCGTCGCGGTTGCTCTATGCCCCCTTGGCGATCGAGCCCCGCAAGGCGGTCGCCATTCTGAACGCCATCGGGCCGCGTGTTCTCGGCCTCGAGGCTCTGACGCCGCCAGATTGGACAGCAGTCGAGCAGCAGGACGGCCCGCCCTACGCGACCACGCCCGACGGCATCGCCGTTGTAGGCATCGACGGCTCTCTCGTGCGGCGGGCGAGCGGCCTCGAGGCTCTCTCAGGCCTCACGACTTACGACCAGCTATCGGCGACGTTCGCGGCAGCCGCGGCAGACCCGCAGGTGCGCGCGATTCTCATGCGTATCGACTCGCCAGGCGGCGAGGTCTCCGGGCTGCTCGACCTGGCCGACCAAATCCGCGCTATCGGCACCCAAAAGCCGATCTGGGCCTCTGTCGACGATATGGCAGCCTCGGCGGCTTACGCGCTCACCGCTGCCGCCTCGCGCATCTCCGTCACGCAGACGAGCGATGTCGGCTCGATTGGCGTGATCGCAATGCACGTCGACCAGTCCGGCTATGACGCGCAGCAGGGCCTCGCGTTCACCTCCGTCTACGCCGGCGCGAGGAAAAACGACCTCAACCCGCACGGCCCGCCGACGCCAGAGGCGCTAGCCGTCGCGCAGGGCCGGGTCGATCAGGCCTACCAAGGTCTCGTCGCCAGCATCGCGAAGAGCCGGCCCAGCCTGACCGAAGCGGCGATCCGCGGCACCGAGGCGGGGCTGTTCTACGGCCCAGCCGCCGTCGACGCCGGGCTCGCCGACACTGTCGGAACCTATGACCAAACCCTGGCCGCGATGTCGGCCTGGCTCGCCGAGCGGCGCCCGCGTGGGGCAGCGCTGCCGACGTTCCGCACCAGCCCCATGAGCGGCATATCCATGGCAGACGTCTCCCTGCCCACGCCCGAGCAGGGCGTCGGCCAGCCGGCTGCGGTTCCCGCAGTGGCAACAAGCAATGTCGTCGAGCTCGACGCGGCGAGGACCGCCGGGCGAGCAGAGGCGATCGCGTATTTTAGCGAGGTCGGCGACCTGTGCTCGCTCGCGGGCATGCCCAACCTGGCGGCGGGCTTCATCGCCAAGAGCACCCCGATCGCGGAAGTGCGCAATGCGCTCCTGACCGCTCGCGCGGCCAAGGCTGACGCGGTCGGCATCACTTCCACCCACCCGGGCGACGGTGCGCCAGTCGACCCGGCCGCGGGCTGGGATCGAGCCATGGCCAAGGCTGGCGCGTGGCGTAAGCGGGCCATCGCGCAGGCGGGGAGGACATTCGCATGACCACAATCACTGAAGCCAGGCATCGTGGCGAATTCATGGTCAGCGAGGCTGACGGCCAGCTCTCGCGCGCGGCGATTTGGGTCGCCGTAGGCCAGAACCTCCAGGCCGGTACCGTCCTCGGACGAGTTGCTGGCAATGCCGCTGTCGTCGTCGCCGGCACGAATGTCGGAAACGGTACATTTACAATGGACGCCACGACCCCGCTTCTGGCGGGCGTTATGGAGGGCGCCTACCGCGTCGTGATGGTCGAGCCGGTCGCCAATCTTGGCACTTTCGAGGTGCTCGATCCAGCGGGGCGGCTCGTCGGCGTGGGCAATGTCGGCACGGCATTCACCGGCGGCGGGATCAAGTTCTTGATCGCCGACGGTGCTACCGACTTCTCGGCCGGCGACAGTTGGACGGTCTATATCAGGGCCGGCACAGTGACCGCGGGCACCAATACCGGCAACGGGACGATGGTCCTCCGCGGCACGTCTAACGGCGCGCTCGTCGGAACCTACGTGCTGACTTGCACGGTAGCGGCAGCGAACGCCGGTACTTTCAAGGTGGTGACACCCGACGGGCGGAACATCGGCAATGCTACGGTCGGGGTCGAGTTCAACGACGCTGGCCTGCGCTTCATCATCAACGATGGCGCGGCCGACTTCATTGTCGGCGACAGCTTTAGCCTCTTGGTCACACGCGGCCAGATGAAGGCATACGACCCAGCGGCTATCGACGGGAGCGGCATTCCGGTCGGCATCCTGTACGGACCGGTCGACGCCACCTCTGCCCTGCAGAAGGGGACCGCCATCGTGCGGCACGCCGAGGTGAATAAGGCCGAATTGGTATGGGGGGCCGGCGTCACAACAGACGCTCAGAAGGACAGTGCGCTTGCCGTGTTGAGCGACGCCGTCAACGGTCGCGCTATTATTGCTCGCTGAAGAGGAATAGAACAATGACGACTCTAGACGTCTTCAGCACCGATCCGTTCTCCTCGATCACCATGACGGATGCCGTCAACAAGACGGACTTCCTGCCAACGTTGCTCGGGGACATGGGCATTTTCGAGGAAGTGCCCATCCGGACCACCAAGGCCTTTATCGAGAGCATGGACGGCGTCTTGACGCTCATCCAGACCTCGGATCGAGGCTCGCCCGATGCGCAGCGCAGGCGTGAGCTGAGGCAGGGTCGGGACGTCCCGACCTCGCGCATCGCGCAGGCCGACACGATCATGGCCGACGAGGTCCAGAACATTCGGGCCTTTGGCAGCGAAACCGAATTCATGCAGGTTCAGGCGGAAGTTTCCCGCCGCATGAATGGGCCCACGGGGCTTATCCGCAACATCGAGCTGACGTGGGAGAACATGCGGCTGGGCGCCGTGCAGGGCATCGTGTTCGATGCGGACGGCTCGACGATCAACAACTGGTTCACGATCTGGGGCGTGACGCCGCCGACCGAGGTTGCCTTTGACCTCTCCAATGCATCCCCTGTCGGGGGATCGATACGGAAGCAGTGCGCCCAGATCGTGCGCGCGATGGCGCGCGCCGCCAAGGGCGCATGGCTCCCTTCGACCCGGATCGTGGGGCTCGCCAGCGATACCTTCTGGGATGCGTTGGTTGCCCATATCGAGGTAAGGCAGACCTACCTAAACCAGATCCAGGCGGCCCAGCTGCGCGGCCCGACGGCCTGGGAACAGTTCGACTATGGCGGGATCACCTTCGTCAACTATCGCGGCACAGACGACACCAGCTCCGTCGCGATCCCGACCGACAAGGTAAAGTTCTTTCCGGTCGGGGCGCCCGGAATGTTCAAGGTCGCCTTTGCGCCGGCCGAGCGGATTGAGTTCGTCAACACGCCGGGCCAGCCTCTGTACTCATGGATCACGACAGATACAGAGGACAACTCCTTCGTTCGCATCAAGGCGCGGTCCTATCCGCTCTTCTACTGCACGCGGCCGGCCATGCTCCAGTCGGGCCGTCTCGGCGCGTAAGGCCGCAGCAAATGACGTTCACGCGCGAAGTCGACGGTGTCACGGGATTCCCCCTGGCGCCGTCGACGCAAGTCGAGGTGCTGGCCGTCACGGACGCGGCATCTGTCCGGAGTGCCGTGCTCGCGACCAATTTCCTCGTGATCACGGTCGAGACAGGCGCGGTATGGGCGGCCTGGGGAAGCGCCACACCGACTGCAGACCTCACAGGGATGCCGCTGGGTGTGGGCACAATCCTTCCCTGGGTCGTTGGCGACCGGAACCACAAGATGGCGTTCATAGCGGCAAGTGCGACCGCAGCGACCGTCAAGATCTTTCGCGGGACCGAGATCATTTGACGGCTTTCGAGTCCATGGTCGATCGGCTGTTCGCGCACGCCGATTTCTCGGTCGATGTTGTCTATCGCGCGGGTGGGGTTGGTGGCGGCGTCACTGTCAAAGCGATGCGCCACCTCCCCACGCGCGACGCTGGGCTCGGCGTGATCGGCGTGCGCACGCCGAGCGATCTATTCGAGGTGACGAAGGCGGCGGTCGCGGCGCCGGCGATCGGGGACACTCTGCAGCTAGGCGCCTCTGTCTGGCGCGTCCATGCCGCTCCCGACCTCGACGACGGCGGCCTCGTCTGGACGCTGGACGTGGTGCCCGTGTGATGCCCATGCGGCTCACGATCAGGAGCGAGGGCGACCTGCGCAAGTCGCTGGGCGACGAGAGGCACAGCCTCGCCGGCAAGATCACTATTGCGGCTGGATCTGCCGGGCTCGAGCTACAGCGGAGCCTGCGGCAGACCACAGAAGGTGCGCTCGGGCGTGGCCTCGCCCAGGCTTGGCGCTTCAAGATCTTTCCGGAGGGCGGGCGCGTCAGCATGGGCCCGGCCGCGCTCGTCTGGACCAAGGCCCCGACTATAATCGACGCCTTCGATCGCGGCGTTCTGATCCGCGCCAAAAACCGCAAGTTTCTCGCGATCCCCACCGAGAACGTCCCGCGAACGCTCGGCGGCGGTAGCGAGCGCATCACGCCCGAGCGACTGGAGCGGATCGGCTATGATCTGGAGTTCGTGACTAGCAAGACCGGCCACCACTTCCTGATCGCGACCAACCTGCGCGCGCGGCCGCGCGGCGGTTTCGGCAACCGGCGGCGCGGCAGCGGCAAACTCGGGTCGGCCAAGGGCGCCGTCTCCGTCGTCATGTATATACTCGTGCCCGCCGTGCAGCTGCCGAAGCTGCTCGACCTAGAGGCGGCCGCCGATGCCGGCGCCGCGGCCCTGGCACGCCGGGTCGATCAGGCGATGGCGGCGGCCTGACCACCAACCGCGAGGCCGCCATGCAGGCCCTCTTGGCCCGCATGCAGACGGCCCTGGCTCCCGCTCAAGTCGACCGCAACGTCGATGAAGTCCTCGAGGCAAGCTCGGTCGGGCTGGCCCGGCTCCGCGACGGCGAGACGACTATGGAACTCGCCACGATCGGCGTGCGGACCTGGGACATTCTCGCCGGCGTCTCTCTCTGCCTCGCCATCCAACTCCCCGACGCTAACGCGCGCTCGCTGGCGCTCGACGGGCTCGTCAAGGCGGCAGTCGACGCCATCGACCTAGACCCGACGCTCGGCGGCGCCGTCGACTGGACCGAAGCTCGAGGAATCTCGCCGGTTGAAGAAGCGATCACCGGGGCAGCCGGCCTCGCCAGCGTAACAGTCGATCTCGTGCTCCAATACACTAGCTCAAGCCAGGTGGGATGATGTTATGACTATCCTTTCGGGCGCAAATGCCAAGATCGCCATCAAAAAGGAGGTCACCTATGGCGTTGCGCCCGGCGGGAATTATGACCTCATCCCGATCGTCTCTTTCGAGCTCGCGGAAACTCAGCAATTCAGCGACAACGACTTAATTGGCCAGGGCGCCGATACACTCCGGCCGCAGCGCGAGATCTCGACATTCCAGGGCAACGTCACGACGGCGATCGACCTACGCGCCATCGGGCATTGGTTCAACCTCGCGTTTGGCACGGCCGTTGACACGGGCGTTGTCTCTACCGGGACGATCACCTTCTCTGGCCAACCGGCCGTCGCCTCGACGATCACCATCAACGGCGTCGTGTTTACGTTCGTCTCGGGCGCCCCGAGCGGCGCGCAGATCCAAATCGCCGCGACGCTGACGCTGACGCTCGACAATATGGTTTCGGTCCTGAACGCGAGCGTCAACGCCGCGGTGGACGACTGCACCTATAGCAAGGTCGGGACGACCATCCTGCTCGCCACCAACGACACGGCGGGCGCGGCCGGCAACACATTCACATTGGCGGCTTCCGCGGCCAGCCTGGGCGTGGCCAGCGCCCCGACGCTCACCGGCGGCGGCTTCTCTCACCTCTGGGTCTCCGGTGCCGCCGTCCTCGCGAGCTACAGCGCCGAGCGGCAGCACCCGGACGCGACGGTCCCGCTGTATGCGCTCTATTCGGGAATCCGGTGCGACAGTGTCTCGCTACAGTTGGAACCCACCGGCAAGGCCACGATCCAGTTTGCCGTCAACTACAAGAGCTGCGTGCGCTCGACCGTCACCGCGGCTGGCACGCCCGTCGCAATCAACGTCGAACGGTTTAGCAATTATCACAACTACATCGAACAGAACGGCACTCCGCTCGCGAAAATCGAGTCGGTAAGTCTGCCCTATGCCCTGAATAACGAAGAAATTCGCTATGTCGGAGGCCGCGGAGAGATCGGCGACATTATCGCAGGCATCCGCACAGCCAATGGTCAGATGACGGCTCGCTTCGAGGACTGGAACCTATTTGCTACCGCTGCCGCTGAGACGACCTTCAACGTCGGCCTTGGCTTCAGGAAAACGCCCGCCCAAGGCGGATGGAAGTTGGAGATCCTGGTGGAGCAAGCCGAATTCGGCAACCCGAGCGACCCGATCAACGGCCCCGCGGGGATCAAGGCGACGTTCCCCTTTATCGGCAGCCGGTCGACCGGTACCGGACGCATGATGAGCGTCCTACTCGTCAACGACGTGGCAAGTTATTGAACGACCGGTTCACAGTGGAAGATAAAATCGTGCGTCATGCACATAGGGTCAACACAATCGGCGCGATACCATTCCGCCTTCCGCCCGAAAATGTCGCAGCTGTTGTCCGCCATATTGCGGACCTCGTCGTCTTTAGTCCACGGGGCGGCGATGATATGGACGCCACCCTCTGTTATGTCAGTCACTCTCGGAACCGGCATGCAGCCCGCAAGGGCGGCAGCGACGACGGCGACGGCGGCAAGGCGGTACATGGTCCCATCTCATTTCTAGGTGCGCGGGACATGGCCCCTCGACGCTCTGTCTACAAGGCACACCGATGATCCGGCTCGGCACGAAGCGCGAACCGGTATGGCTGGAGCTGGGCAACGGCGTCCGGGTGCGGCTACGCCCATTCACGGCGGTCGCCGAGATGGCCGCCCAACGCGTCGCCCATGCCTACCTCGCGGGCGTACCTGCGGGGCAGGAGGCCGACCCCGACGCTTTCCAGGAGGCTTGGTATGTCGAGCTCGGCCGCCGAGCAATCGATGCCTGGGAGGGCGTGCTCGACCAGGACGGCGAGCCCGCGCCCTGCGAACCCGATCTGGTGGAGCAGCTTCTGCGCAACTTCACGGGGATGTGCGTCAATTTTAAACATGAATGGATAATGCGGGTCGTAGTGCTAGGAGAGGAAAAAAACGTATCCGCGCCCTCGCCCAATGGCACTTCGGCGACGGGCCCGAGTACTGTGCAGGATGCAGCGGCTCCGAGCAGCCTTGCGCTACAGTAGAGCCATGGCGCTGCACTTACTCGGTCGAGGCTCCGCAGACGGAGGAGGGCGCGAGCGTCTGGGCTCTGGTCATGCAGTGCCCGGGCCTTTGGCGCGTCGCTCCCATGGGCGGCATTATCGGCTTGGATTGGCTATCCATCATGACGGCAGCCGATGCCGTCGGCGTGGACAGGGACGCGGTCGCGTTGATGCTGCCGTCCGTCGAGGCTGGCTTGCGCGCGGCCGTGGCCAACCGCGAGGAGCGGGAAGAAATTGCCGGTCCAGATAAACCGTAGCATCCGGCTATCGGTCGAGGGCGGCGAGGAAGCCGCCGACTCGTTCCGCAAGGTCGGCACTGAAGCGGAGTCGTCGCTCGCCAAGATCGGGCCGGCAGCGTCCAACTCGGCGAGGCAATTCGCCCAGGCGGCGAACCAAAACGAGCAGTCCGCGAACCGAATGCGCTTTGCGTTCGGCAACGTTGCAAATCAGTTCCAGGATGTGATCGTTCAGGTCCAGAGCGGTACAAACGCCTTCACAATTCTTGCTCAGCAGGGCCCGCAGATTGCCAGCGCATTCGGGCCCATAGGAGCAATAGTCGGCGTCGCCGTGGCCGGCATTTCGGCTCTCGCCGGCGCCTTCTTCAGGGTCAACGAGACTTCCAGCAAGACGAAGGACGTTCTCGACAGTGCGGTGACGGCCTTCGGCTCTGGCGCCACCGCGGCAAAACAATTTGCCGACGCGCTCGACGCTACGGACGCGGCGGGCCGACGGGCGCTGGAAACGCTTGCCCGTCTCGAGACGACCCAGCTCCAGACGCGCAGCAATGCTCTCGTCGGCCAGCTGACGACCGGCGTCGTGCCGACGATACGGAGCCAGGTTGCGCAACCGCCGGGGACATTCGGAACAGTAGGCGAGCGGCTCGCGCAACTGTCGGGCGAGGAACAAGAGGTTATACGGCGGGCGCGCGGGTTCAGCGAAACGCTGACGCGTGCGGTTCAGACTAACGACATTGATGCTCTGGCGAGGATATTCTCCGACCCCGCCGTTTCCCGCGACGCTGATCTGGCCGGGCTCGGGGTCGAGCTGATCAGCAATGCCGAGCGCGGCAGGGCGCTCGAGCTGCTGTCGCGTGGAGATACAGCGGGGCTGCGCACGCTCGCCGGTCCGACGGCGGCCAGCCGTTCGGCCGGCCACTCGGCAGCTCACAATGAGGCGACCGAGGCCGCGCATGATATCGACGTGATCCAGGAGCTCCAGCGGCAGCTACTCAGCCTCCAGGACGCGCGGGCGGGCGCGGCCGAGACGGCCGGCGCGCGGCTGTCAGGGATCGCGACGCCAGAGCAGCGCCAGCAGGTCGAGGACCTATCGCACTCGATCACGGACCTGAAGAAGGCCCAAGAAGAGGCGAAAAAGTCGGAATCTGAGCTCCAGGCCCTCCAAAAGGAGGGCGCAAAACTGACGCGTGAGTACTCCACCCCGTTGCAGAAACTAGCGACCGATCAGGAGAGATTGGGGATACTGCTCGATAAGAACGCAATAAGCCAACAAACCTTTGACAGGGCCATGGAAGAGGCCAGGAAGAGAACCGAGGAAGCGCAGCTTGCTGCGGGCAAAGACCCGATCACCGGCATCAGGCGGTCGCTTCACGACTTCCTGCTAGAGGCCGACGACCTGTCCAAGGTGACGGCCGAGGCGACGACGCGCGTGCTCGGCGGGCTCGAGGATGCCTTTATCCAGTTCGCAACGACTGGGAAGGTGACATTCGCTACCTTCGCCGCCAGCGCCATCGCCGACCTCGAGCGCGTCGCGTTCCGCGCGGCGGTGCTCGCCCCCATCGCGCGGGCGCTCGATAGCGCATTCTCCGGCGGATTCGGGAGCCTGTTCGGGAGCGGGGCAGGGGGCGGCGCCGGCGGGACTGGCGGCTTCTTCGTCTCGCCGTCCGGCTTTCACACCGGCGGCATCGTCGGCGACATCCAGAACACGCGCCGCGTCGACCCGCGCCTGTTCCTGCGCGCCCAGCGCTACCATTCGGGCGGGCTCGTCGGCGACGAGGTCCCGATCATCGCCCGCCGGGGCGAGGTTGTCTCGACTCCGGCGCAGTGGGCCGCCCAGGGCCGGACTAACGTCGTCGTCAACAACTATGCCGGCGTGGGCGTCAGCACCCGCAGTCGGACCGACGCCAACGGCGGCCAGCAGCTCGAGGTGATGCTCTACCAGCAGTCGGCCCGCCAGGTGCGCACGGGCTCGCAGGACGGCGCGATGAACGCCCGCTATGGCCTCCGCCCGGTTCCGCTCTCCCGATGACTATCTCCTGGCCAGCCTATCTTCCGCAGGTCGTGCCGACCGGCGGCTACGAGGAGCGGCCGCCGGTGACGGTGCTTCGCTCGGACATGGACGCCGGCCCGGCAAAGGTGCGCCAGCGGTTCACGAGCGGCGTCCGCCCGATCGCTCTGCAGCTAATCTTGACCGACGCGCAGGCCGACGCGCTCGACTACTTCTATAGGGTCGAGGTCGCCGGCGGTTCGATCCCCTTCCGCTGGCGCAACCCGCGCACCAACAATCCGGCGTCCGTGCGCTTTGCGGATACGCCCAGCATGGTGGTCGCGGGCCTGCACTGGCGCGCCTCCGTCCAGCTCGAGGTTCTGCCGTAGATGGCGCTCCTCGTGATGCAGGACGTCTCGGCCGGCGCCGCCGTCACCTTCGCGGCCGCCTCAGTCGGCGGCGACGCCTTCCCGACCGACAACCGCGCGCTCCTGATCGTCCGGAACTCGGGCGCGAGCACGCGGACCGTGACGCTCGCGAGCCAGGCCGTCGACCTGCCGCCCGGCACGGCCGCCGCCCCCAAGGTGCTGAGCGTGCTTGCCGGCACGACGGTCGCATGGGGCCCCATCGCGCGCCGGGGCTGGGCCAATGTCTCTGGCCAAGTGGCGATGACCTACAGCAGCGCGACCGACCTCACCGTCGCGGTCCTGGCCACGTACTGATGCCGGCCGACATCTCCTCGACCTTCTGGCGGGCGCTGTCAGCGCAGGAGAGCGCCGAGATCGCGATCCTCCTGCTCACGATCGCCGACCCGACCTCCGACACGCCGATCCGCCTCACCCTCGATTCGGTCGACACGATCAGTCGCGGCGACACATATGTCGCCTACCCCTTCGACTTGCAGTTGCCCGGCCAGATCGGCGATGCTCCGCCAACCGCGCGGTTGACAATTGATAACGTTTCTCGGGAACAGTTGACATGGGTCCGCCAGCTCACCGGGCCGGTGGCGGTCACGTTCGAGCTCGTGCTCGGCTCCGACCCCGACACTGTCGAGCAGGCTTGGGAAGGATTCGAGATCGTCTCGCTCACCTGGGACGCGCTGACGATCGGCGGTGATCTGACCTGTGAAGATATCGGCGTCGAGCCGTTCCCGGCCGGACGCTACACGCCGGCGGTCGTTCCCGGTGCGTTCTAGGGCTATGCGCTTCGCAAACCAAAATATCGGCGCCACCGCCATCCCGACGGTGCCATACGTGGGGTTGCCTTTCCTCGAGGGCGGCAGGACGCGAGGCGGGCTCGACTGTTGGGGCCTCCTGCGCCTGGTCTATGACGAGCAGCTGCTGCTCAAATTGCCGATGTTTGGGGAGCTCGCTGTGCGCCCCGGCGACCCCGCCTCGGCCGATGCCGTCCAGGCCCAGATCGAGGCCTCGGCGGCGGACTGGATCGAGGTCTCGCCCGGCGAGGAGGAGCCGTATGACGCGCTCCTTTTGCCAGTGATCGGCCGTCCGACACACGTCGCGCTAGTCGTGCTGCGGCCGCTCATGCTCCACGCCGACTTCATTCGCCGGCAGGTGAACTGCGTCCGCTGGGATGGCCCGGAATGGTCCGCCCGCGCGCGCCGGCGCCGCGTGTACCGGCATCCCATGCTCTGCTGGGGCGCCGCCTGACGCATCTTCCCGTGGTGGCGGGCGCTCGTCCGCCGCCGGCGCAGCTGATTGCATGGCTCGACCCGTTCCGCCGCGAACGCCTGTGTGAGGCGATCGACGGCCGCCCCACCCTCGAGGAATTGGTCGAGCGACTGCCGCGCCGTAGCGGCCTACCCTTTGAGATCGCCATCCTGATCGGCGGCGAGGCTATCCCAGTCGACCGCTGGCGCTACATCCGGCCGCGCCCGGGCTGCCATGTCCTGATGGTCCCGCGGCTTACCGGCGGCGGCGGAGCACTTCGCCTGATCGCCGGGCTGGCCATCGCGGCCCTCGCCGTCGCGGCGAGCGCGTTCACGTTCGGCGCGCTATCGGCGCCTCTTGGCATAGTCGCGGCCGGTCTCATCGCGGGCGGCATCGGAGCTGCGGTTAGTATCGGCGGGACGTTGGCGCTCAATGCCCTCATCCCACCCGCCAGCTCGGTCCTAAAACCCCTCGACACCAGTACCAGCCCGACCTATGCGATCACCGGCTCGCAAAACCAGATCATCCCATGGGGCGTAATCGCCAGGGTCTATGGCAAGCACAGGATCACGCCCGCGCTTGGCGCCAAGCCTTTCACAGAGCTCGTCGGCAATGACCAATACCTGCGGCAGCTATTCGTCTGGTCGTATGGGCCGTGCATCCTTACAGATGTTAGGATCGGCACGACGCCGCTCGATCAATTCCAGGAGGTGACGCGAGAGGACCGGCTCGGCTACCTGTCCGATACTCCGCTGACGCTGTTTCCTGGCGTAGTCGACGAGCAGGACTTCTCGATCGGCCTCGACGTCGGCGTGCAGAACGTCCGCACGACATCTACTCTGGCGACAGAATACAGTATCGATCTCAGCTGGCCGCAAGGCCTCTACCGGCTTGAGAACAACCCGCCCGGCAAGCGCAACACCGCCGAGGTCGGCATCCGTATCGAGCAATCCCCGACGGGGCTTGGGACTTGGACGATCGACTTTGACCAGCGGATAAGGCAGGCCCAGGCGAGCCCGCTACGGCTCGGCTTCCGGTTCAGTCTCCCTGCGCAAGGTGCCTATGATATTCGCGTCACGATGACCTTCCGCGGCTCCGGCGACAATCAGTATGTGACGACAACATTCTGGACGGCGCTTCGCAGCATCGAGGCGAGAGAGCCTATCAACTTCCCGGGACTGACGAAGACCGCCATCCGGATATTGGCCACCGAGCAGCTAAACGGCGTCGTTAACGAACTGAACGGCGTCGTCTCCTCGATCCTTCGCGACTGGAACGGCTCTGCCTGGGTCGAGCAGGAAACCGCCAATCCGGCAAGCGTCTACCGTGACGTTCTCCAGGGCAGCGGGAATGCCCGACCGCTGGCCGATGGTCGCATCGACCTTGCGGCGATCCAGGCGTGGCACGTCTTCTGCGACTCCAACAATATGGAGTTCAACGGAGTATTCGACGACGTCGCCTCGGTGTACGAGCGCCTCCGCTCAATCGCGGCGACCGGTCGAGGCTTCCCTGCGCAGATCAACGGCCGCTGGTCCGTGATCTGGGACTATCCCGGCCGCCCGCTCGCGCAGCTGTTCACCATCCGCAATGTGCGCAACTTCGCAGTTGACAAGCCGCTCGTGCGGCGCCCGCATGCATATCGCGTGCGCTTCATCAATCGCGACAAGGATTGGCAATCCGACGAGCGCATCGTCCCGGTCGACGGCTTCACCGAAGAGACGGCCGTCCTCTACGAGACGCGCGAAGACCCCTACGTCACGGCCAGCGATCGGGTCTTCAAGGATACGATCTATGACGATGCGCAGGCACGGCTTCGGCCCGAGAACATAACATTTGAGACGGACTGGGAATACCTTGCCTGTACTGTCGGAGATCTCGTCCAAGTCCAGCATGACGTCATGTTCTGGGGCTCTGGCGCCGGTCGGATCAAGGCCCTGACTGTCAGCGCCGGCATCGTCGAGGGTTTTGTACTAGACGAGAAGATAACCCTCCCCGCGATGCCCGTCGTGGTCCGCCAGCGCTATGCCGACGGCTCGCAAGCCGTCCGCCAGATCGTCGAGCAGCTGATCGTCACGGATACCGTCACACTGTCGGACTTCATCGCGCTCGTCGACGCGCCGGCGGTTGGCGACCTCGTCGCGATCGGGCAGCAGGGCATCGAGACGGTGTCCTGTGTCGTCCAGAAGATCGAGCCGCAAGCCAATCTCTCCGCGCGCCTCACGCTGGTCGAGGCAGCCGAGAACATCCATCTGGCCGATACCGGCGAGGTGCCCCCGTTCGTCTCGAGGATCACCCTTCCGCCAGGCGACCTGGTCCCCGCAATCGAGGAGCTGATCAGCGACGAGCGCGTGCTGCGGCGGGACACGGACGGCAACCTGCGCCCCGTGATCCTCGTCGTGCTGCGGCCGAGCCAGCAGCGTCCGGTTGCGGAGCTCGCGAGCATCGAGATCGACTATCGCGACGTCGATACGGTCGCTTGGCGCCAGGAGATCGCGCCGCCGGATTCGACGCAAGTCGTGCTCCGCGATGTCGAGACGCCGGTTGTCTACGAGATCCGGGCCCGCTTCATCTACCGGACCGGGCGGGCCGGCCCATGGTTCGGCCCCATCCTCCACCAGGTTGTGGGGCTCACCGGCCTGCCGCCCGATGTCCTGACCGGCGACGTCGAGGGCGATTTCCTCATATGGCGCTATCCGACCCAGCCGCCGGACTTTGCTGGGTTCGAGGTGCGCTGGTCGCCCGACGTCACGGTCGCGCCCTTGCAAGCGACGCCTGCTCATGACGGCCTCCTGTCAGACACGAGTTTTGATCTGCGCCGCATCTCAGGCACGGTCGCCATCCTGTTCGTGTGGGCTCTCGACACCACGGGCAACCGTAGCCTTAACGCCCTGGCAGTCCTCCGCGGCAATGCCCCCGGCGAGAACTTCCAGACGGTCACGACCAGCGACCAGGCACCGGCTTGGACTGGCGCTCTCACCGATGGGACAGTCGCCGGCGGCGATCTCGTCAGCGACGACGCCTCGATGTTCTACCCCGAGCCTGCAATGCAGGACTTCTACCGCGGCGCCCCGACCGATCCATTCTTTACGGTTTCGCTGGTCACGCTCTCCTACCGCTTTGCGTACGTGGTCGCGGGCACCGCCGAGGCGAGCGACCGGATCGGCGCCACGGTCGTCGCGACCGGTGACTGGACGCTCTATTATCGCGAGGGCGCATCGACCTCCGATGACCCGGCCGACTATCTCCCGGTGAGCGGACGAATTGTGGCGACGCCGGGCGAGACGATCACCTTCCTTCTGCTCGCGCGCGGCACCGTCACCTCGCTTGTGATCTCGCACCTCGCGCCCGAGCGGTCGCAGACCTTCGACGGCGTGGCCATCCTCTCCGCGAGCTCGCGCATAACCGCGGCTGCCGGCGTGTTCCGGGCCATCCGGGCCGTCATCGCCACCATTCACGGCGGCGTGGGCGCATCCGTGCAGGTGCTCGACCGCAACGCCGTCTCCGGGCCGCTTGTCCAGCTGCTCACGAGCGCGGGCGCTGGCGTGTCCGGCGTCATCGACGCACAGCTGGTCGGCTACTGACAGCATGACAGTTCTTCCGGCTGCCGGCGCGCTCGCGTCGACGATCTCCGTCTCGGATGCCGAAGTTGCGCTCCCCGCGCTGCTGGAGAGCGTGCGCGAGATGCCCGGCGGCTCTGCCGTCACCACGCTGACGATCGCGGGCGGCGTCATCACGCCAACGGCCTGCCGCCATCTCGTCGACACCGAAAGCGCCGCGGCGACCGACAACCTCGACAATGTGGCACTGACCAACGTAGCGGCCGGGCGCCTCCTGATCCTCTCGATAGTCAATAGCGCTCGCGTGGTGACGATCCGCCATGCGCGCGGCGGGCTTGGGCAATTCCTGCTCTCGCCGGGCGCGGACTATGTGCTCTCCGACACGAGCCAGCGGATCATCCTCGAGCGCATCGGCAACGACATAGTCGAGGTCGGCCGCTGGTATGGCAGCAATATCACCGCCTTTGCCGCGCTGCTCGGGCTCGGCACGGCGGCCTTCCTGAACAGCAACGACCCGGCTTTTCAGAGCGGTGCCCGCAAGATCTCGACGGGTGTGTTCAGCGGCTCGACAGATCATCTCGACTTCACCGGCTTAACCGGGTTCAATCACTACTGGTTCGAACTCGTCGACGTCTTGCCGAACAACTCAGAGGCTCTATTCCAGCTTCAGGCATCCGCCGATAACGGAGCAACATGGCTTACCGGCGTCGGGGATTGGTCGATTTTGAGCCAATCGACGGAGTCGGGGACTGTCGGGGTGGCCGCTGGTATAACGCTAAATTACGTCCTGCTGATCGCGGGCGGACAGGTGGCGTCCGCGCTTGGGACACAGACATTCGGCGTATCCGGCCGTCTAGACCTTTACCGAAAGCCGGGGAACAACCCCAGCGTGCAATCGAACCTGGTGTGGAGGCGAAATAACGGACACATCTGGTCCAATAGGACGGAAGGCAAATTCCGCACTCTCTCAACGATAAACGCCGTTCGCTTTACCGGAACAGCCGGAAACTTCCAATCCGGCGAGATCGAACTTTGGGGTGGATAATGCTCGGCATACTGGTCTCAATTTGGAGGACAACAACATGAGCGAACCAATCGTTTCGCCGGCGCCCGCGTCCGTCGTGGTCCCGGAGAAGGCGCCGCCTTCGGTGGTGGTGCGCATGCCGGCCGCCGAGCCCGCTGCGACGGTCACGCCAACGCCCGAGGTCGACCAGGCCGCCGCGCCCGCGCCGGCGCTGGAACCCGGCCAGGTGATGGTTCTCCAGCCCGAGCCGGCGCCGATCGACTGGAAGCTTAGCGAGACGATGGTCGCTGGCTTCATCACGCAGTGGGGCGGCATCGCGCTGACGGTCCTCGGTGCGCTGGGGTTCGTCGTGCCCGACAAGATCCGCGCGGCACTCGGCGACCCGCAGACGATCCAGGCGATCGCCGGCTCCGTCATGACGCTCGGCATGGTCGCCGCCGCCTTTTTGGGTTGGGTCGTGAAAATCGGCCGGACCAATGGCGGCAAGACGCCGGCCCGAATCGAGACTGCGGCGAACAAGCCCAAGGCGAAGCTAGCCACGACGCCGGCCGTCGTGGTGGCCGTGGTCCTCACGCTGGCCATCGCGGCCGGGTCTGTGGCCTCGTGCACCCCGAACGGGCAGCAGCAGGCCCAGCAGCTCGCCCAAAATCCGACATGGCAGGCGGCGAAGGTCTGCGAGGCGTTCGCCTCCGCGCTCGGCTTCGCGACCCAGGAGCGGGCCGCGGGCCGTCTCTCGAGCGCCCAGATCGCCGCCGTTGACAGGGCCGTCGACACCTACGGCCCGAGCTGCACGCCCGTCGTAAAGCCAAGCATAGTCGATCAGGCACAGGCCCTGGTGGCGGCATTCGGTGCTGCGGGGATCGAGATCGCGCTTGCGTCCGGCCCCGACGGGCACCCGACCGTGCACGGCAAGAGCTGAGGGAGGGCGCGAGATGGACCCCGCAACGATCGCCCTCCTCATCAGTGCAGGCGTCGCCGTGACGAACAGCCTTATTGAGCTCGCGCGCGCTCAGAACGCCACGCCAGAGCAAATCCAGCAGATCGCGCAGGGCGTCGCCGATGGCGTGGCCCAGCGCGTCGCGGCGCAGATCGCCGCGTGGAAGGCGCTCCCCGCAGCACCCGCACCACCCAAACCTCCGCAGCCGGCGCGCTTGCGCCCCGGCTGACCGCCACCAAGGCGCCCCACTCCCTCCGGGGGGCGGGGCGAGGTTGTGAGTACAGACGATGTTCCTCTTCGGGACAAACCCCGCTGGCGGTAGTGGCACGGGCGACGGCCCTGCCGGACCGCCAGGGGCCCCTGGACCGCAGGGACCTCAGGGCCTCCAGGGCCTCCAGGGCCTCCAGGGCACGCCCGGCACTAACGGAGCAACGGGGCCTGTCGGCCTGCCTGGCGTCAACGGCACTAACGGCAACACGATCCTCAGCGTCTCCGGGCCGCCTGGAGGTGGACTAGGCGTCAACGGCGACTTTGCCTATAATTCTACTACCCAGATCATCTACGGACCCAAGGCGGCCGGATCGTGGCCTGCCGGTATCGTCCTCAAGGGCGATGTTGGCGCGACGGGCTCCCCCGGCGCCACAGGCTCCCCCGGCTCTACGGGAGCAACCGGCTCCACCGGCGCAACCGGCTCCCCCGGCGCCAACGGTAACACAATCCTCTCAACCTCCGGCGCGCCTTCGAACGGTACCGGCGCGAATGGGGATTTCGCGCTCGATACCGCAGCATCGCTTGTTTACGGGCCAAAGGGCGGCGGCGTCTGGCCGGCTGGCGTCTCCATCAGGGGCGCCACCGGCACGGCCGGCACGGCCGGCACCAACGGGACCAACGGGACCAACGGAACAAACGGGACCAACGGCTTAGACGGTGCGCCGGGCCGTACCATCCTCAGCACTACCGGTGCGCCGTTGGTCGGCGACGGCATCAACGGCGACTGGGCGCTAGATACCGCTGCCTCCCTCATATACGGCCCTAAAGCTGGCGGGGCATGGCCGGCGGGCGTCTCAATCAGGGGCACCACGGGCGCGACTGGTACCGCAGGCACCGCAGGGGCAACCGGTGCAGCGGGCACCAATGGAAATACAGTCCTCACCACATCCGGGGCGCCGTCTAATGGCGTTGGGGTGAACGGGGACTTCGCGATTGACCCGACCGCCAAGCAACTCTACGGCCCGAAGGCAGCGGGATCTTGGCCGGCCGGCACTTCGTTTGCGGGCGGTGCGGCCGGTGCTGACGGTGC